TTGGTAGTCTTGGTGCTACAGGAACAACAGCTACTGGCTACACAAGAAGTGGTGATGTTTTCACACAATATGTTCACGAATTTACTGCTACCACATACAATGAGGGTGTTGGTGCTGTTACTGATGTGGTAACCATGTACACAGGCACATCATTAGCCGAATATGAGAATATGGTTGTGGCTGTGATTAGAAGTCGTGGTGATTCTGAAATTGCAATTGATAGTAAGGTTGGTGCAACACCTAATTTTGAAACAACTAATCTTAGCATTACTAACAATAAAACATTACTGGGTGTTGGTGATATTTATGAAGAATTTAAATTAATCGCCACAAATACTGACCCAAATAATCCATACTATGTAACTGGAAGTACTGGAAGTAGCTACACCGTTTCGTTAAATCCTAACGATAGTAGTTTTCTACCTAATGTAATCGGTAATACCCCAAAAGATAAGGATACCATGATTTGGGTTCAGGCAGTCTATCCTGACTTAATTATGAAACTTGATGAAAATAGTCTTGTGTATGGTGTGAAAACCGAAATGGTTGTTACTGAAGAGGATAATAACATTTTTGGTGATTACGAAACCAGTTACAAGACTCCCGAAACCCCTTGGGTTGTTTCTCAAATTAAAGGTAATGCGGTTGACAGACTATTCAAATTCATCACTATCTCTGATGGTGATAGTGCAAACGAAGAAATTAAAGTAACGATTCAGAATATTAATCCATATACACTGGAATTTGATGTCGTTGTCAGGGAATTCTATGATACCGATGATAATCCAAGTGTTTTGGAAACCATCCAAAAATGTACACTGGTAAAAGGTACAAGTAATTATGTTGGACAGAAAATCGGAACTTCCGATGGTGAATACAGTCTCAACAGTAAATATATTATGGCTGAAATCGCAGGTGACCTTCCAAATGATGTGTTCCCCGCTGGTTTTGAAGGCTACATATTAAACAACTACACTGTGAATGTTAGTGGTAGTACTACAGGTATTCCACCAGCAATATTCTACAAAACAGAGTATGCCGACACCGATAGAGTAAGTAAGACATATCTTGGTCTTTCTGAATTGGGTTATACTGGTGACGGTATCAATCAAAACATGTTTGATTTCATTAACTTCTATAGCGGACAGCCTTCAAGTGGATTCACGAAATCCAAAGGTTTCCATATGGATAGTGGAGCAACATTTACTTTTGATGGTTATGAGTTTGAAACAGGTGAAGGTGATTTCAAAACATATGTGAATACCGATGACCCAACAAACCCATACTATAACATAGCAACAAGAAAATTCACCTTGGTTCCTGCTGGTGGTTTTGATGGTTGGGATGTAAATCGTAGAACTCGTTCAGTTGATGATGCATATAGACAAGGTGGAAGACAAAGCGGTACGTTTTCAGCAAATGAAGTACCAAATAACGATTTCCAAGCATGGGAAATGGCTATTGATACCTTCGCTAACCCCGAAGACGTGACGATTAATATTTTTGCCACACCGGGTATTAATTGGGCTGACCATACTATTCTGATTCAGAACACAATCGAAATGATTGAAGAACAGCGAACCGATACACTCTATGTTATTGATTCACCTGAATTACCTAATATTACCAACCCAACCGTTGGTGGTGGTGGTAATGAAGATGTTTTTGCAGCGAGACAAATTACCGATACTCTTACTGAAACAGGTATTGATAGTAATTATAGCTGTACTTACTTCCCTTGGATTCAAATCAGAGATACTCAGAACAATGTAAACGTATATATCCCACCAACTGGTGAAGTTGTTAAGGCGATGGCGTTTACCGATAACACGAGATTCCCTTGGTTCGCACCAGCTGGTTTAACACGTGGTGTTACCAATGCAAGGAAGTCAATGTACAAACTCAGTCTGGAAGCCAGAGACATTCTTTACGGTGGCAGAATCAACCCATTAGCGGATTTCGCTGATACGGGTACAGCGATTTTCGGTAACAAAACTCTACAGGTTAGAGACAGTGCTCTTGATAGAATTAATGTTCGTAGATTACTGCTTCAAATCAAGGTTCTTATATCTAACATCGCTGTTAGATTGTTATTCGAACAGAATGACCAAGCCAGTATTGATTCATTCCTTAATCAAACTAATCCTATTCTTGATAGTATTAAGCGTGAAAGAGGTCTTACGGATTTCAGAATCAAAATGGATAACAGTAATAACACACCTGAGACTCGTGATAGAAACGAACTCTATGGAGAAATCTTCTTAAAACCAACACGTGCTCTTGAATTTATTGGTATCACATTTACCATAACCCCAAGTGGTGCAAGTTTTGATGACGTTGGTGCATAATCAAATTTTTTAATAAGAGGAAACCCGCTTTCGAGCGGGTTTCCTCTTTTATAGTATTTATGTGAAAATAATCGTAATAAACACCAAACAATATGACTAGAAGAAAAAGTAGAGCCAGTAAATCCGCACTGAACACAACAACAGAATACAATCCCACTGAAGAAAAGGAAATAAAAGTAGAGATTACGGAAGAAAAGGCTAAAGCACCTGAAGTAACCCCTGAATTTATGAAAATGTTTGAGGAAGAACTGGAAAAAGAAATGGAGAACACTGAACTCCCAACTCAAGATGAAATTGAAGAAGAACTTGAAGTTGATAAATATAATCCACCAGCTTCCAATTATCCTGATAAATTTCCCGCAAAACCATTTAAAGTCGAAAAGAAAAAAGAAATCACTAAGAAAGACCTAATGGCGTTATCAAAGAAAGGACTGAGATATTATCAAAGAACAGGGAAACTGCCACAGGAATAAATCTTAGATTCTCGGTATTGTTTTTCAAATACCTGAGTATTTATTATTAAACGTAAAAAATAAACAGAAACAATTAATAACTCAAAAATATGGCAACAGAAGAAACAATGATAAGAACGATGCCGTTTGAATACGAACCGAAACGTGTTAATCGTTTCTTTGCGGTATTCGATGATTCTTTAGGTATTCAAGTTTGGAAGGTTCAGAAGTTCAAGAGACCTTCAATGAAAATAAACAGCGTTCCTATTCAATATATGAACGAACAAAACTATGTTGCTGGTAGATATACTTGGGATAGCATGTCGATTACTTTTCTTGACCCGATAGGACCATCAACCTCACAGCAACTCATGGAATGGGTGAGACTTCACGCAGAATCTCTTACAGGTCGTATGGGATACGCAGCTGGGTATAAAAAAGATATTACCTTGAAATCATTAGACCCAACAGGTGTAGAAGTCGAGAAATGGACACTACAACAATGTCAAATCGTAAGTATTGACTTTGGTGATAACGATTACACAAATGATGAATTAACCAATATTACACTTGAAATCCAGCCTTGGCGTTGCATTCTAAATCTTTAAGAATCAGCCACTTACAATTATAGTTAAAAACCACGTAAACAATACGTGGTTTTTTTATGTCTTTACATTATGATTACAGAAATTTATAAAATAAAAAATCTTACTAATAATAAGGTTTATATTGGAAGTGCTACTGACATAAAAAACGATGGAGAGACCATAAATGGCATCTGAAGGAGAATGAAATATCGAGAGTATTTGTTTCTTCATTATAATGATATTTATAGTCATTTATTTGACCATTTTCCACCATTTCGGAAATCATGCTTGTGATTTCTATTAATTGATTTGCTTTTTTATCATCCATTATGCTGCTTTGAGTTCTTCGATTCTTTTTTTCGTGATGAGATTAACGTAATATGACATATCTTTTATTTTAATAATTTCATAGTTTTCATTATTATGACTGAACCATATAATGTATGAGTCACCTAATTTAATTCCAGTATTTTTCTCAATAATTAATTTATAAAAACTTAATTGTAAAGAATATAAATTTAAATCAGAATCATCTAACATGTATAATTCATCTTTCATTTTTCTATCCGATGTTAACGATAGTTTTTTATTTGTTTTATGGTCCCAGATTTGAAAACACTTGGCTTTAACGTTATAAAACAACATATCGACCATACCCCCAATTAATGATTCCCTGTCGTAAACCACAAATTCTGGTCTTATTGGAATTAATTTACCTCTGACATCGTTATAAAAATTATCTACGTGGTCTTTGGTGATTTTATATTCTTTTTCTATTGGGTCGAATCCGAATTCATCCAATATTAATTGTTTGGGGTATGGAAAGACTTTATTTAAAAATTTGGATTCAGCATAGTCGTGAATCGCACTGCCTTTCATCGTGCCTTTTTTGTTAATAAATTCCCAACCCCTGAGAACTTCTTTTTGAGTGAGTGAATATTCTTCGGCTTTAGTTTTTGACCAATAGTCTTCAGCGAATTCTTCTTGATATCTATGAATTATTGTCGTGACACTTATTAATTTCTTACCATCGACAAGATATTCATGTGGTTCATCATGATATTCAACATCGTTAAAGGTAGTGAAAAACTTATTTGGTATCTCGATTTTCATGAAAACAAAAATACGAAAAAATTAATTAGTTACAACATTTTTTTGCATAATTAATTCAAGCTGTAGTTCTTCCAGTTTTTTTATTATTTCATTTTTATCTGGAGCGACCCCTGAATATCCGTGGATATGACCAATCAATGCGGTTCTAATTACATTCAGTGCTTCAACAAGAACGTCTCCACGAGCAATCGGATGTCCCTCATTGAAAATCCTCTGACGGTCTTCATTGGTTAGTCTTGCTGCCTTGAATTTAGGGTCTCCACTGTGACTAATTAAAGCGATTTTATCACTGAGAAGCACAGAATTACTATAGTAGTTGGTATCTCCTGATAGCGGTTCGTAAATCATACTAAAATGTGCGGGGTTCTTGGTATTGAGTTTTAGCACGTCTCCGTTTTCATGTTTTCCCGCTCTCAAATGAACTTCATTCACTCTTAAAATAACATCAGTATTGACCCTACCAACAATAGCCACATCATCTTTTCTGGGAAACACGCCTTCGGCATCAGGTATTTTTGACGGTGCTTTTTCAGCGGGAGTAAGACCTACATTGGTGGTGGAAAGGGCAGTATATATGTTATCATACTCTATTTTTTGTGGTTGTGAAATAATAGCACCCATCCAATATCTGCTTCTCTGGGGGAAGTTAATGTCTTCGAGACTAATCCTTACCATTTCACCGACTTTAGGTATGGCATGGAAAAACTTGGGGAGTTCGGGATATGCCCAAGGTAGTTTTTCGTTCGGTATCTGATTATCGAGTCCATCGATTCTTACCTTAATTCTACCGCCATCAGTTTTATCATCAATATTAATAACATTTCCATAGTACATCACTCTTTGACGCACAATACCAGCACTCTCCTTTTTATTGGGGTTACTTGTCTGAATTATTGGTTTATCATATCCTGCCATTATTGATTTAGTGTTTCAATGATTTCCACATAATTTTTTTCGAGTTCCTGTAATTCCTCGACTTTCTGATTCAATAATTTTTCAAGGACTTCGATTTCATTTACGTTATTAATGATTTCCTGTTTCAAAGCATCGTGTCTAGCTTTGATATCATTAGCTTTTTTAAGCAACTCAGTTGGCGTTATTTTGTTTGGGTTTTCCATTATTGTATCACACCATAACCTTTTATAAACGTTATTGTTGAACCGAATACCGAGACTGGTCCTGTTGGTGACACCCCAGCTGCCGTTAGAGTGATACCGGGCGGTATAGCCACACTTATCTTAGCGTCTTGTTGAAGTGCTTTAATTATTTCTTCAACTCTGATTCTTTCCATGATTTCATCGGGATTAACCGCACCACTTGGTAATGCACCCACAGGTAGTCCTGCCTCGGATTTCCTTGAGATAATATTCGATGCTATCTTCGTGGGAGAGAGTCCTGAACGTCTTGGTACACCAACAAGAATAAGTGGTGTTGGGATTGGTGGTGAACCGCCAATCGAACTAAGAGCCAGAACCACACCAAATCCCGCAATTATTGTTGCTATATCAGTGTAATCGGTAGCCATATTATATTATTTATTCAGTAATGGGTTCTCCTAACCTCACGACTTCCTGTTCTTCTTTAGCTTTTTTCAGTTCTTCTTCAGCTAATTTTAACTGCTTTTTTTTTTCAGCAGCAGCTTTTTGTAATTCTTTTAGCCTTAAAATACTAATCCATTTCCAACCAATGAAAAGTCTTATCATGACCCTCCTGAACCAATTCGGTTTGACTGTGGTAGCGAGTTGTGTCCCATCGAATTCTCCATCGATAAGATAAACACCCGCAAAACCCTTGTTTAATTTTTGGTCAACTATCATAATATTTGATTTAATGGTATCGG